GTCACCAGACAACACCACGCTCACAGCATCAACTTTTGTGATCAGTTCCGAAACTGTCACAAAGGGCACCTACGGCGGATATGTGGAAATCTCCGAACAGATCATTTCGTGGTCCGATCCTTCAATGCTCAACGCATTGCTTGACGACATGGCTCGCATCTACATGAACGAGACCGACGATGTTGCTTGTACCGACCTCGTTGCTGGTGCAACCACCACGCAAGCGTTTGGCGACCCAACCCTCGCAGCTGACTGGCTCGCTTGGATTGGTGCAGCAAGTAGCACAATCCTCACCGCATCCAACGGCAACAACCCGAACACTCTGTTCTGCTCTGCCGACGTATTCGGCGATCTCATCGCATTAGCAGACTTGAACGCACGACCGTTGTTCCCGAACCTGAACGCACAAAACGCGTTCGGTGCAATCGCAGTAACAAGCGATACCGGCACAGCGTTCGGATGTCGAGTTGTGCGCGACCGTAACTTCCCCGCAAACACTCTGATCTTGGGCGACACCAGTGGCTTCGAAATCTTTGAAACTCAGCGCGGAAGTGTCTCAGTGTTGGCACCATCAACCCTCAGCACCACACTGGCGTTCCGAGGCTACTTTGCCACGCTGATGATTGACGCCGACAAGTTTGTCAAAGCTTCGAGTTACTGAGCAAACTGAACGACTGACAAGGGAACTGGATCATGGCCGTATTCACCGTAACGCACGCTCAGCGTGTAGACGACTACGCCGTGATCCAGACCCTAGAGTCGACAGACATCACGATCGGTCAGACGATTGTTGTTGCCGGGGTAGGAAACGATTTCAATGCGACTTATATCGTCCAAGCGATTCCTACTTTTAATTTTGTTGGTGTCACTCAGCAAGGCGATTTTGAATTTAATTATGACTTCACCATCACGAACCAAATACTTGTCAAATCAAACTTTGATGACTATTCGCGCTCTGCAGCAACAGGAACAGTGACATGGACCCAGACGTGCAGTTGGCTATCAACAATTGCGCCCGTTGAGGAATTTCTTGGCATTGACGGCGCAACCGCCAACGACACAGCATTTTTGACGACTTGTATCGCAGCTGCAAACGCTTGGTGTTTTAAGCGTCGAGTGCAAGCGGGTTACCACGACAGTCTTACGACCGTCCCTGATGGCTCAGTGCTTTTGGGAACCACGCTTTACGCCGCAGGGCTTTACAGGGAACGCGGGACAACTGGAGACAGTTACGCATCCTTCCAAGACATGAGCGGCCCACCGTTAATGACATTGGGTCGCGTCAACCAGTTGCTCGGCGTTAAGAGATCGCAGTGCGCTTAACATGGCTGGCATTTTTACGGACGCAATTGACCATGTTGCCGCATCGCTCACAGCCCTCGGGCTCAAACCTGTCACCGACCCACGCAACGCACGACCGCTCACCGTCTTTATTGAACTGCCGTCGTTTGAATCGTACGGTGCGAACCCTTCATCCAAAGTTTCAGACGTCACAATCACCATTCGAATCCTTGGTGCGCCACCCGGCAACCAAGACTCAAGCAACTACATTCTTGAAATTTGCGACACAATCCTCGGGTCAGACATTGCAGTCGTCTCGGGCCAACCATCCATCGCAACAATCGGGTCGCAAGACCTCCCTTGTTACGACCTCACAATCAAACTTACAGCGACCCTCTAACTAACAAAGGAACCCAATCATGGCAATCGTTTATCAAGGCAGTGGACAACTCACCATTGGCTCAAACAACATTTCACTCAACTGTTCATCAATCACCCTCGAAGCAGGTTTTGACTCGCTTGAGGCAACCGTGATGGGCGCAACCGGGCACAAATTTGTTGCTGGGCTCCAAACGGTAAGCATCTCGGCAACTGTGCTGCTTGAATACGGCGCGTCAAGCGTCGAGGCAGACCTCTTTGATGTCCTCGGCGACGGTGACACCACCGTCATCGTTGCACCAGACTCTGGTGTCGCCTCAGCAGGAAACCCGATCTACACAATTACAAACATGATGATCTCGTCATTTATGCCGATTTCAAGCACTGTGGGCTCCCTTGACACCATGACCTTGACAGGCACTGGTGGAACATGGGCCCGAGCAATAGCCTGATCTAACCAACACAACCAAAGGACCCCGACATGATTGGTATGACGTTACGAGTAGAGATGCTCGACGGAGAAACACATGAAGCACCGATCACTTACGGTGTGGCGTGCAGGTGGGAGGACCACCATCCTCAACTCTCCGTCGGGCAGTTTTTAGAGAACATGAAATTCAAGGCTTTGGCTTGGTTGGCATGGGATGCGGTCCGCTCAAATGGCGTGGTCGTTGAACTGTTCCCCAAGTGGGTTGAAAAAGTAGGGGACATCACGTTCGTCCCAAAAGAGAAACCAAAGCAGGACGCGCAGTCAACCTCATAGCGCAGCTGGCACTTAGGACAGGCATCAGTCCATTGGATTTGATGGAGTGTCCAGCGTCGGTTGTGGATGAGATGGTTCGTTTGCTTGTTGAGGAAAACGAGAAAGCGAAACACAAGCGATGACAATTCAAGTGAAAGGTGTAGCCGAGACATTGCGCGAACTTGGCAAAATCAACCCTTCACTTAAGAAGGAATTGAACAAGGACATTCGAGCAATCCTGAAACCGTTGCTTGCTGAAATTAACCAGTCAATTCCGACGTCGCCTCCCCTATCTGGTATGGCTCACAACGGCCGCACCGGGTGGAGTAATCGCAAAAACTCGGTAATTAAGATTGACACGCGTAAGCCCCGTAGAAACCTGAATGAGCCCCGTATGAGTGTCCCTGTCAACATTGTCCGAATTACGACTAAGGGCGCGCCTGTGGCGATTGTGGACATGGCTGGCAAGGCTGGAGGCAGAATCTCTAAGCGTGAAGCCAAATATCAAAGACCAAACTTTGCTAGCGCGCTACCTGGCAACCCTTCACGCTTTATGTGGGCTAAGGCCGCCGACTCTTTGTCTATGATTGAGCGAGAAATGAACGACACGATCCAGCGAGTAGTTCGGGACGCAAACCAAGAGATGGCGAGAATCCGCTAATGGCAATCAACATTCCGATCATTACCAGCCTCGAGGACACAGGAATCAAAAACGCTAAAGCCGCGTTTAACGATTTCAAAAGTGCTGTAGGTTCTGCCGAGGGTGGGATGGGCAAGTTCAAGGCTGGATCAAAAGTCGCTTTAGACGCCGTCAAAGCCAACGCAGGAACATTCGCACTGGCCGCTGGTGCCGCAATAGGCAAATTTGCTATTGAAGCAATTGGACAGTTTCAAGACCTTGCATTAGCGGCAAGCAAATTTTCAGATGCCACAGGTCTGGCCGTTGAGGACGCGTCACGAATTATTGAAGCCGCTGGGGACATTGGTGTCCCAGTTGACGCCCTTGAGGGTGCTATCGGTCGACTCAACCGAACTATCGGCGCGGACCCCGACAAGGTGCGTGACCTTGGCGTTGACCTCGTTTACTTAAACGACGGTTCGTTAAACGTCAACGAAACATTCCTTAACACCATTGATCGAATCAAAGGCATTAAAGACCCGGCTGAAAAAGCAACGGTTGCAGCGCAGCTTCTTGGCAAGGGCTGGCAAGGAATGTCTGAACTGATTGAGATGGGCGCGGACGATCTCAGGAAATCTTTGGACAGCGTTGATGACTCAAAGATTATTGACAAAGACGAGGTTGACAAGGCTAAGAATTATCGCGCGGCCATGGACGACCTTAAAGACTCATTTGAAAAAGTTGCTATAAACCTCGGTGAGCGTTTAATTCCTAAAGTTGCCCAGTTGCTTGAGTTACTAGCCAAATTACCTGAGGCTTTGCGTGGTGCTGGTGGCGTTGTTGAGGACGCGATTACAGACGAATATTTAGCGTCGCTTGGTGACGAAGCCGCCATTGCAAGACTTGAACTTAAAGCCCTTGCAGATATGTATCAGGGATACTACGCAAGTCGAGCGCAGGGTGCTAAAGACGACACATACAAACTTGAGCAACAAATGCTTGATCTTGAGCAAGCAACTAGCGACACCGACAAGGCTTTCCAAGACCTCAAAGACGAATTAAAACTTGATAGTGCAGTTGCTGAAGCAACATCGCAGTTAGACCAACTAAAAGAAAAAGCGGTTGAGGCTTTTAACGGTGCCGATGGTGCTTTAAGCGAATATGAGCAAGGGCTTATTGACGCCAAACTAATGATTCTTGATCTTGCCGAAACTATTGCGTTGACTGACTCGCAAAAAAATCAGATTCGAGTCCTTGTTGACACTGGCGAACTTGAGCGCGCTTTAGGTCTTATTAACGTTATTACGGCTGGCGGTTACACTCCTGAATTGAACGCAATGCGGTTTCGCGGTGCACGAGCTGCAGGGGGTCCGGTCGCACCGGGTAGTTCCTATTTAGTGGGTGAGCGCGGGCCTGAGTTATTTACGCCGTCGTCGTCTGGGAACATCACACCCAATAATGCGATGGGTGGTAACACGATTACGGTCAATGTGAACGGTGGCGACCCTGACGCAGTAGTCCGAGCAATTCAAAAATATGCTCGACAAAACGGTGCGATCCCATTACAGACCACGACAAGCGCAAGGTTCTAAATGGCTATTACGACCGCCTTTACAATAACGGTTGGCAACCTTGGCGCGTCATATGACATTACGTCTGAGGTCATGTCGTTTAATGTCAACACACAGGTGTCGTTGGCTGAGATCGGTACCAGTAAAGGTTCAATGCTTATCAAAAACTTCACGGGATCTTTTACCCCGGGTGGAGGTGGCACGTATGGGTCGGTTGACTGGTTTAATCAGGCCGTACTTATTAACGGGACTACAACGGTGGGCGGTGTGCCGACCAGTTTTAACTTGTTTCACGGGATCGTTGACCAGTTTGCATTGGACGACAACGGGATTAACTCGTATGTGACTATTTCGTTTATTGACGCTTTGACTGCTGGCGGTCGTTCCGCAACAGTAAGCACAGCATTCGTATCTGGTCTAGCGTCAACAGAAATTGAAGAATTCTATGAGAATACGGGTGTTTTAAGTCCTGCTCAAATGCCTACTCTTGGTGGCACTAACACTGGTTACGCAGTTACAACAAAACTTTTGACAGACGATTATTCCGTACTATGCTCTACAGCAAACATTGGCAACAGTCTTAATTCGTCTATTTCACTTATTATTACGCCTGTCGGACCCGCAATAATTATTCCGACAACAGTCACTTTAACTAGCCCTGTTTTTGGTTACGAACTCATTGATTACACAATGACTCGAAACGCCGCCAACCGAACAACTTTTCTTTTCAAAGACAAAACTGTGACAGGGACACAACTGCCCATCGGTGATCTTGTTACTGGTTATGACGAAGATCAACTCACTAACTATGTGACCCTAACTGACCCAACAGGAACCTCAACCGTCACAAGTTTCAATGCAACTTCAACAACTAAATATGGGCAACGGTTTAGGTCTTACACACAAGCGGGATCTCCATCGGTCGCAAGTCAAACCAGCACAGTTAATTCGTGGATTAACCGTTTTGGTGAAATCACTTTTGCACCCGAGGAACTGTCGTTCAGTTCTAAAATGGTTCAGTCGGCAGCTGCTGACGCCGCCGCCCCGTTTTGGAACAAGATCCTTGACATTGAGTCGGTAATGTGGCAACCCGTCCAACTGACCTATACGCCGACCGGGTGCGCTCAACAAACCAAAATGTCAGTTATTGCCAGTCGCCGTATTTCGGCTACACCGTCGGACTGTCAAGTAACGTTAGGTTTGTTGCCCGCATATCAGTATCAAAGTTTTATTTTGAACGACACATATTTAGGGATACTTGACAGCAGTCGAGTGGCGTAAAGGAGAAATTATGGCTACACAGTGGACAGCAGGGACGACTAGCGGGCAGGTGTTAACTGCGGCGACGCTCAACACCATTGGGGCCGCATGGGAAACCTACACACCAGCCCTGACCGCTTCAACTACAAACCCGACACTAGGCACAGGCTCATCGGTATCTGGCAGGTATGGGCAAGTTAATAAAATTGTTTGTGGTCAGGGACAAATTAGTTTTGGTACTTCAGGCGTAGCAGCAGGTAATGGGTTCTACTTTGTCAGCCTGCCAATTACCGCTCAAAGTAGTGGCAAAGTAATCGGGCAGTTCCAATTTTATGACTCGTCATCCGGAGCCGTTTACCTTGGATCGGTAATCTCAGACACCACGACTCGAGGCATTATGTACTATGGCGCACCCTCAACCGTTGTAACAAACGCGACACCAATGGTTTGGGCCGCTAATGACTTTATCCGTTACACATTCCAATATGAGGCCGCATAACCATGATCTACGAACTGACTAGCCCACTAGACGGCGAAACAATCCCCGACGAATACTTGATAGAGCGCATGCGTTTGCACCGTGACCGACTGCTTAAAGAGTCCGACTGGACACAACTACCAGACTCACCCGTAGACCGTGAAGCATGGGCGACCTACCGTCAAGCCTTACGGGACTTCCCAGCCACATGGACAGCAGGCCCCGAAGCCGACTTCCCTGATACACCATGAAAACGCTCGCTGTTGTCGCCGCCTTCGCCATTGCACTAATGCTCGTAATCACCAGCTGTAGCGACCGCACTCGAGACAACTGCGAAACCAAACCCACAGCCCAAAGGTGCAACCAATGAGAAAGTACACAAACTCAGAAATCAAAGCTCGACTAATACTTATTGTTGGCATTGCTTTAGCCGTCGCGTTTCTAGGTTCAACTGCAGCTCTCCTTTACGGCCTGCTGTTTGTTATCCAACCTTTGGAAGTCAGCCCTAATGATGAAAGTGCATGGTCACTACTGTCGCCAATGATGCTTTTCCTGACCGGAGCCCTATCAGGAATCCTCGCCAGCAACGGCCTCAAAGACAAGGGAGACAGAGATGAGTCCGAGACCGTACACAGGTAACAAAGACGGCAACCATCCGACCGAACGACCCGGCACCACTCGATTCGTAGAATTTATGGAATACCTGTTCGGTTTAAAATCGCTAGGTATTTACGCCAACCGCAACATGAGATCGTCGGCCAGCCTCAGCGTTCACGCAACGTGGAGAGCCATAGACCTGACAGGTAAAGGGACCGCCAAACAGAACGCCGAGTCCCGCAAGGCCGCAGTCGAGTTCTTGTTTGCTCACCGCGACATTTTGGGCATAGAGGAAATTCATGCCTATGACGGCGTAGGTTGCCCAATTCCAAATCTCACCAAGTTTGGTGGCGGTTTCCGATGCGACCGTGACCAATGGCGTCCGTGGTCCCTCCAAAAGAACGGCGGTACGCCGGGTGGCAACTGGTTCCATGTCGAACTGGCACCCACTATGGCTGACTCTGCCGACCTCATAGAAAAGGCGTTTGCTACAATTTTCGGGTAGGTCCTTGACAATCGGCTTGGGAATCGGTCAAATGACTGGCAACCCAAGTGCGTCCCGTAATAGCGGGACCCCGACCGCAGGAGGAAAGC